GCGACGTCTAAAAGCTAAAATTGATGCTTGTAAGACTCGTTTGTTCTCATGTGGAGAAATGGTATTTACCATTATCTTCCGACAATATTTTGGCGGTTTTATCGCACATATGATGAGAAACAAAATAAGTGTTGAATCATGTGTCGGTGTAAATTGTTATGGAATGGACTGGACCGAAATTGTCTCAAATTTATCAGAAGTAGGAAATAAGATCCTTGCTGGCGATTTTGAGAATTATGATGGCACTCTTCACCCATCGCTTCTCTGGAGAATACTCGACGTTATCAATAAATGGTACGAAGGGACTCCTGAGGAGACGAAGGTGAGAGTAGCAATTTGGTGCGAAGTCGTAAACTCACTGCATATTTTTGGAGATGAAGTGTATATGTGGGGTCACTCGCAACCATCTGGATGTCCAATCACAACAATATTGAATTGTGGTTATCATTCTCTTTCAGCAAGATATGTCTATATGGCTATTGCTAGGAGAGTGAGTCCGGAGAATTATAATTTTGGATCCTTCCGCAGATATGTTCGTCACTTGAATTATGGTGATGACGATCTGTGGTGTATCAGTGATAAAATCGTGGCTTGGTTTAATCAAGTCACAATTACTGAAGGATACAAAGAACTCGGAATGAAATATACTGATGAAGCCAAGACTGGCGATATAGTGCCATATAGAACACTATTCGAAGTCAATTTTCTAAAGAGAACTTTCCGTTGGGATGAGAATCAAGCTCGATATAGAGCACCTCTTGCAATGGAAACTATCAAAGAAATGGCGATGTGGAATCATGGAACGATTGACTCGTATGAGCTGACAGCTTCAATATTAGAAGATGCAGTTCGCGAGTTGGCGCAGCATGATAAGAAAACATTTGAAACCGAACTGCCAATATTTGAAAAGGCAGCCCGGATAATTGGTGAAAGATATCCTGTTTATTTTGAAACCTATGAAGGTTATCAAGAAATCGAGGGTATCAATTGTGGTCTGTACGCAGACTGGGATAATTAAATTCCTGGTGATCGGGGCAAGACTCAGATTGGCAAAAGAGTCTTGCAGCAATTCCCGCACAGGTGCATAATA